ATCAATTGATAGGACAAATATTTATTCAACCAACAAGGACTGCTGAATTTATTGTGTTAGACTTCGTAGTTCAACCAACAGGAGCTGCTTTTCCTGAGTAATTTTTAATAAATTGATATTTATTATTGGAGATAAAACATGGCAGAATTATTAGAACCGAATAAACTATTTTACACACCATATGAACCTAAGTTAAAAAATAGGTTTATTATGGAAATCGATGGTATTCCAGCATTCACGATAAAAACAATGCAAAGACCACAGATTACATTTGATGAAGTAGTTTTGGAACATATGAACGTTACACGATATGTTAAGGGTAAAGGTAGATGGCAGACTTTACAGATTACACTTTACGACCCAATAGTCCCTTCTGCGTCCACAAGTGTGATTGAGTGGGTAAGATTACATCACGAAAGTGCTACTGGTAGAGATGGATATTCGGATTTCTATAAAAAGAATATTACTTTTAACCTATTAGGTCCTGTAGGTGATATAATTGAAAAGTGGACTCTTTATGGGACATATATTCAAGATGCTGCTTTTGGTGATTTAGATTTTGCCGATTCAAATCCCGTAGAAATTACACTAACCCTTAGATACGATTACGCTATATTGGAGTTCTAATGAAAATACTTAAAGTTATACTATCATCAATTATTTTTCTTTCAGTTGCTCCAGCACCAGCTATGGAGCTCAGTGCTGGTATGGAAGAAATAAAAAAGAAAAAGAAAAAGAAAGGTAAAAAGAAAGCCAAAAAAGGTAATAAAAAGAAAAAAGGTTTCTTTTCAAAAATTATTGGTTCAAAGTAACCATCAGTTTTAATACCAAGGAGTTATAATGTCAGAACATAAGTTCCCCACGGAAGTTATCGACTTACCATCACGAGGACAGGTATATCCAAAGGAATCACCATTGTCAGAAGGTAAGTTAGAATTAAAATATATGACCACACGAGAAGAAGATATATTGATGTCTGAAAATCTTATCAAAAAGGGTGTGGTGATTGATAAATTATTAGATAGTCTAATCGTTACAGAAGGTGTAAACCAAGACCAACTAATTTTAGGTGATAAAAATGCTGTTTTGGTAGCAGCTCGTATATTGGCTTACGGTCATGAATACACTGCTGAAGTTTTTAATCCAAATAATAGTGATGAAAAAGTTCAACATACTTTTGACTTAACAAGTTGTCCGTTTAAAGATGCGGTTGAGGGTGTGGATTACTCAGATAATTCTTTTGATTTTGAAACACCCATTGGTAAAAATAAAATAAAATTTAAACTACTTACTGGTTTAGAAGAAAGATTAATACAAAAAGACCTAGAACAGTCTAAAAAATACGGATACAATTCAGAGATATCCACTAGACTTCGTCACACAATAACTGAAGTGGACGGTGATAATAAGCCGGAGACAATCAACAGTTTTTCACAAAATATGTTGGCTCGTGATTCAGTAGCATTGAGAAATTATATTCAAGAAATTTCTCCCGATATAGACTTGACATCGGAAATACAAATAGGAGGTGAAACTGTGAGCGTGTCGATTCCGCTTACAGTCGAGTTTTTTTGGCCTAAGTCCGTCTAACAAAACAGACCTACATCAATCCATATTTTACTTTATATATGGGACACCTGGTTTTACTTTCAATGATGTTTACAATATGCCTGTTCATTTGAAAAACTTTTATATCCGTGAATTCATGGATTTAAAATCAAAAGAAAAAGAAAAGATAGATAACGCTCAACCCAAACCACCACCGACCATACCATCTAGATTCAAACCAAAGAAATAACTTCTTTCTATATATTTATTAGTGTATAAATAGGAATTAGAATGGCCGACCTTAAAACCACAAAAGAGATAACTGCTGAGCTAGAAAAACAACGAGCTCTAGCTGAAGATGGAAGGCAGACTGATGCTACTCGTGAAGCAAGAGCACAGAGAATAGCAGATTTAGAAAAACAGCTATCTGATACACTTTCCGAACAGATTAAAGCTAGAAAGATATTTAACAAACTTTCTGCTGACGCGAGTAAAATTGAAAAAGATACTAGTCAGAGTTTAATTTCAAGACTTCAATCATTAGCCAAGGGTAATCTTCAGGCTGTTTTCTCAAACAAAGCTGCTAAAGAACAAAATGATTTACAAGGGGAAATAACTGCTGATGCCAAAGTTAGAGCAGACCAATTAGCAAAGGAAGTTAAACTTGGGACGATGGGGAATGAATCGTTTACACAAACATTAAGTTTAGTTGATAGGATAAAAAGTGGTTTGGTTGAGAGAGAGGATGTAGATAATGAGATACTAGCTATAAATGAAAGAGGGCGTGACATAGCCCAAGGTATGTCTGAAGAATTGAAAAAGTTAGCAGATGATAAAAAAAGAGAGGGGGAGCTTGGGGTGCAAGCAAAAGAAACGACTGAGGCTCAGGCGAAAGCACTAGCAACCGTGGGTGGAATATTTACTTTTCTATTATCCACAGCAAACAAGTTTGCAGCTACAGTCGATAAGATAGGTCAGACTTTTGGGAGTTTAAATGTTTTAGGAAAAGACGTGACTAAAAATCTTTTAGACTCGTCAGTTGAGGCAACGAAACTCGGTGGTAGTATTGATGATGTAGCTGCGATAACTAACACACTTGCTTCCGATTTTGGGATGACGTTAGAGGAAGCCTCAAAGTTATCTGTTAAAGTGTTTGACACTAGTAAAGCCTTAGGGTTATCAGCAGATGAATCAGCAAATCTTTTTGGTGTTTTGACACAAACGGCAAATCTATCAGCTGTTCAGGCAGAAAAATTAGCAGAGGGGACATTTCAATTAGCTAGACAAGCTGGTGTAGCTCCAAGTGCTGTCCTGAGAGATATTGCCGGTTCTGCTGAAACGATTGCTCTGTTTACGAAAGATGGGGGGGATAATATAGGGGAGGCTGCTGTCCAAGCTAGACGATTAGGTTTGACTCTTGATACAACTGCTAAGATTGCTGAGGGTTTATTAGACTTCGAAGGTTCAATCACAAAAGAAGTTGAAGCATCCGTATTGATAGGTAGACAATTAAATTTACAAAAAGCTAGAGAATTGGCTTTAAATAACGACATAGCCGGTGCGACCCAAGAAGTTGTAAAACAACTAGGTTCTGAAGAAGAATTAAATAATTTGAATCTAATACAACGAAAGGCGTTAGCAGATTCAATAGGGGTCTCCGTAAATGAGTTGTCAAAATTAGTTGGACAGAGTGATAAATTAAATCTTAGTGGTGCCTTAGCAGCCGGTAATTTTGAAGATTTATTAGGAGAAGAAGGAATATCCAATATAACCAAATTGACACAATCGTTTGCGGCACTAGGTGCTACATTAACGAATTCTTTAGGTCCCATACTTAACGTTGTCGCTAAAGGATTGAATTTTTTTGGTAGTATTTTAGAGTTCGTAGTGTCAAATTTGGAAAAAATCGGAGCCTTGGCTCCTATTATAGCTGGTGGTCTAACTTTTATTGCCACTAAGTCAATTGCTACGGCAGTAGCAAAAAAGAAAGAGGCTGTGTTCAGTGGACTTGCCAGTGCCTTAAAGTTACCATTTCCAATTAACTTAGCTGCAGGTGCGGCCACTCTTGCTGCTGTTGGTGCGCTGATAGCACAAGGTGAAGCGGTGAATGATTTTCACTCCGGACCAGGTGGTATTACAACTATGATGGGACCTGCTGGGGTGTTTAGTCTCAATCCAAAAGATTCTGTCTTAGCAACTACTAATCCGATACCAGTAAATGACGCTCGGATAAATACCACCACTCAAGGTGTCACAACTGGCGTGAACGTGGCTGTTGCTGGTAAAATAAGTGGAAGAGATTTAGTTTTCTTTCAAGAACAAGGGGCTGAGTTCACAGGCTCACCTGGTGATGGGTTGATGTAATGGCACTTGAAAATTTAAAAGACATATTTGAAAATACTGGCTTTGGGGGTGGTATCCCACCAAAAGACCCAACCCCACCAGAGGAACAGACACCTGATATAGATAAATTAAAAGATATCTATAAACCTTTCAGTCAAATAGCCCAAAATATAACTTTTGGTAATCCTGTAACTACTGATTATACTTTAGGAACTGGTATATTTAATAATTCGGAAACATATCTTCAATTAGGACAAGATAATATCAAAAAAAGAAGTTTTGATACCTCTAAAATAGGACAGAATATAAATCTTGGACAAGGAGATTTTACTTTTGAAACATTATATAACGTCGACCAGACTGCTCCTAATATTGAGGATAGAAAGATAATTAAGTTTGGACAACAAACAATAAATACAGGTAGACCTGGTATGGGAGCACTCTCAGAACTAGATATATTTGGACACTCATCTGGTGTTAGGGGTAGAGAGCCTTATTTTGTAACTGAAATAGGCTCTGAAGAAGGACCTGCTTCACAGAGGTCTAGGATATTAGAGTTTTACAAAAGTCCAGCGGGCATAAATGCGGTATTAAAAGAAAACGCGACCAACTTTTTATATGCTCCTAATCGTGGGTCCTTATCTAATATTATTTTTCCAGCACTACCCGCCCTTAGTGATTCAGTAACACAATTATCTGGATTAGGATTGGGTATAGGACAAGCCGATGCCTTTGTATCGGATTTAGGACCCACCATAGGTAGTCTCAGAAGACTTTTTACGATTGAATATTCACAACGCCCCACGTTTGGATTACCTTTTAAAAATTTAGGAGATGGATTTTCGAATCGGCCATCAATTCAAACCGATGTAATTAGTGAAGCAGCTAACGAATTGGGTTTAACAAGACAACGTAATATAGAAATACCATTCACGAGAGATAAAAGCGACCCAAAGAAAAAGAAAGAATTAAAACTTGGTGATAAACTAAGAGAGGGTGTCAAATCAATTGCCAGTAAAATAAAAATACCTGTTAAAAAATTTAGAAGGACACCATTTATAGATTTATCTGGCGGACCAGGTAATCATAATGATTTTTGGACGTTAACTGCTGGTAATCCTGTTAGATTACATGGTTATGATGATAAAATATCAAAAAGCACAATCGAATCAACAAATGATTTTTTGTATGAGGGAGATAGTAAAAACCCTTTAGAAGATGAGACTTTTGATATAAACGCTGGAGATTTTTATCTTAGGATAAAAGATTTGAGAGACAACACATTTATTTACTTTAGAGGATATATTACAGGTATAACAGAAAATGTAAGTCCTTCATATTCTTCAATTAATTATGTAGGTAGAAGTGAACCAGTATATATTTACGAAAGAGCTGAAAGG